TTGATGAACCGTCTTTCGATTACCTACCCGAAGCCTTTCAGGGCCAAGCGCGTGCGGTTTGGCTAATGGATCAAGAGCTATGAGCCATCCTAAATACGTCGATAGCGGTATATGCCTCTACTATCGCGGGTCACGTTGCACGATGTCATACGCTTGCCCATGGGGTAAATCACAGTTTAGACAAAACGGCGTAAAGTAATGCAAGGTAAACGGAGTCATAGGCGAGGGGCACAAACTAGGGGGTAAACGATGAGTGACGAGTGCGACAAAAAAAGCCACGCGACAACGGGAAAGACGTGTGAGACGTGCGAGTGCAACGTGATGGGAAAGTACGACGACATATGTGATGACTGTGATGCCACGTTCAAAAACTGGCGCCCAAAGCCCCGCCCAGCCGCTCAAGACGCGGACGAGTTGAAGCCGTTCGAATATCTCAATTGCGAGGTGAACCGTATCACGGCGTATCATCGGCACAGTCAAAAGGTGTCTAGGGATATGCTTGATCGATTGTGCAACGCTCAAATTGACGCAGAGAACATGGAAAGGAACCGCCTCACCTCCCGCCCCATGAGCGCCGAGACTCAGGGTATCGCGGGACGATACCCGAAAGCGTCCGCAGAGTCTAAAAAACTCGGATGGACTTTATCAACTGATTTTCTCCAGCGTGTAGGTCATGAGGCATGGCACACAGAGCCGGACTCCGGGGCATACTCGGATGAAGAAGTCGAGTTTATCCTGCTCAAGGCCGAGGAGCTTTTGGCCAAGCAGCTCATGAGCGCAGAGGTGGAGAAGGCGATAGCGTATGTGGACAGCATGCTTGATTTTCATGGTCTTACTAAAACTAAAGAAAACTTCGACCTCATCGTCTCCGCCATCAAGGAGAAGGTATGAACCAGAAGGAACTAGACAGTTGGAACGCGTCAAATGAAGGGATAATCTGGCAGCTTGAAAATAACGATCCGGCGGAAGCTTTAGACATAGCCATTGACGCAAGGAAAGAAATTATTACCCTCACCACCCCGCAGCCGGAAGCGTCGGATAGGGAAATGGCCGTCAAGATCGTCGACTTATGGCAATGCGCCTGCGACCACGTTACAGGCTATGATCGCATATCTGAGTATGTTGCCACCATCCGCGCGGATGAGCGACGAAAGGCGGTTAAGGCGGCTAAATCTGAAAAGGTTGAGGCCGTACCAGGCTCCGAAAGCGACGAAGCGTACAACCGGGCTATTGATGACGCATGTCGGGCCATTCTCGGCGACTCATAACCACGGAGGACCCATGACCATACGATCGGCTACTTGGGCATACCTGGACACTCTCGGTCCTTGCGCCATTTCCGGCTGGGGGTTAACCGACCACGTGAGCCGCGTTACCGGAGTTCGGGTATATCCGTCATCTGTGCTCAAGGCTGCGAAACGGTACGCCGACGTATCCGGGGCGGTGTTTCGGTGTATCAGTAACCGGACAAGCCGGTATCAGTTCGTGCCGGGGGTGAGGGTTTCCGGGGCGATAATCGATTAAAGGAGCGTAAATAAATGATGGATATTAGTGATCTTATTAAAGAGGCGCACGATAATGCGGTCGAGCGTGGATTCTATGAAAACCCTGGAACGATTGACGATAAGCTTATGTTGATCGTGTCGGAACTCGGCGAGGCGTTGGAGGCGGATAGGAAGGGAAAGTGGGCGGTATGGAAATCCGTCTCGTTTGTCGGGATGGTTGATATTGATTGCTTAATAGATGGATTCAAAAAAGGACTTGGCGGAGCTAAAAACTATTTTGAAGAAAACATAAAAGACACATTCGAAGACGAAATCGCCGATACTTTCATACGCCTTTTTGACTTTTGCGGATGGCAAAAAATAGAAATAAAGCCGCAAGATTTTAGCACCATGAACAGCCGGTGTATGTTTCGCTTCATGGATCTTTCATCGCTTTTGATTTTGTGCGCCCGAGTAGTCGGCGATATGCAGGACGATGAAAAAGACAAATACAACGCAATTTGTTGCGCGTTCGGATACTTATTCGAGATTTGCGCCAAACTAAAAATAGACATAGAACGGCACATAATTGCCAAAATGGCGTATAACCGTACAAGGCCATACAAACACGGGAAAGCTTATTGATGGAAGCACACGGCTTTTTATGCGGCCCAAAGGTCTACGAGTTCGAGGGGTGGGAGTTTGAAGTCAGCGGATGCTCTGGGCCGTGGCCGGTTACTAAAGACGGAGATCCCTACAAGCGAGCCGGCCGCGTGTTTTACGCCATGATACGCCGGTTCTACGCCTTGCCGGAAACCGAGCAAGAGGCTCACCGAATAGGCGGGGGATGCCGTGCCTTTTAGAAAAATGGATATTTACTGCGGGTGGTGGAGAAGTACCATAGTAAAACAGCATGTTCGGGATGTTGGGTGCGGGGCCGGTAAAACGAAATGTATTGAATGTGAAGGAACGGGATGGTGGGGATACGGACCAACTGAGGCAGAATGCGGGCCGTGTGTTGACTGCAAGGGTACTGGTTTTATTTTTGTTTCTATTTAGGGGAAATCATGGATAAACAATGGCACCGTATCACCGACACTGCACCCGATGACCACGCGCAAGTCTGGTACTACTTCGACCTTCTCGGCGTGTTCGCTGGCCGGTACGAAAGCATGAAAGATACCACTTTCGGGCGGCATTGTTTCATCGGGTCTCGGGGATACCTGATCGACGACGTGACCCACTGGATGCCCAGGGAAGACGGGGACGAACAGCCCGCGCCGCCTATAATTGATTGACGCGGCGGGCGTTATGGTGTATAGTTATCGTGTCAAGGGAACCGCGAGAGCCGTTGACACGCTAGCCGGGAGGCTGGAAAATACGAGAGCCGTTGACGATCCTAGGGCCTATCCAGCCCGAACCCTCGCGGGGAGGATCGTTAGCGGCTCTTTTATTTGGGGAAATGAATGAACAACCTTTCACTTATCAATGAAAGCGTTATGAAGATACAGGACGTAGCAACTGTTTTAGGCGTAAGCGCTGAGGCCATAAGGAAGCATGTCAGAGAATTGTATCCGGACCTTATGCGCAACGGAATAGAAACATACCTTAATGAGCGACAAGTTACGGAAATAAAAAGACGAATGATACCTACAACTTCGGTTGTAGGTTCTGTTACCGCTCTTGAAATTGAGGAAATGACTATCAAGGTCATATCCTACCATAAAGCGGAAGCCGATCGCTTGAGAGCCGAATTGATAGAAGCTGCATCGAAGATTGAATCTTTCAATGCCCTTATGCGCTCCGATGAAACCATGTCTATAACCGATGCGGCTAAACACTTTGGACTGCATCCTAAAACAGAGGTATTCCCATACCTTCGGGACCGAGGATATTTAACCATATATGACCTTCCTACTCAATCAGCTATAGACGCCGGATACCTGGCACTTCGTGAAGTCGAAAGACGAGGAGATGGTAAGGTAATTAAGCAAGCGTGCGTATTAACGTCTCAGCTTGAAACATGGCGCGTACGCGTAGTACCTCAGATCAACGCATGGAAATCGGTGGAGCTTAAATAATGGCGCGACCCATAAAGCAGGGCTTAGACTATTTTCCCCTTGATACAAACATGGACGACAACTTCGAACTAATCGAAGCAAAGTACGGTCTTGAAGGATTCGGCGTGCTTATCAAGTTGTATCAGCGCGCCTACAAGGAATGCGGGTACTATTATCCCTGGACAGAGAAAGAGCAATTATTATTTTCGAAGCGAGTAAATGTTAGCAATAACACGGTTAATAACATCATTATTGACGCAGTAACTTACGGCATTTTTGACAAGCGTCTTTATGATTTAGGCATACTTACATCGCACGGAATGCAAAAAAGATACATCGAAGCCACAATTCGACGTCGAGAGATAACTATGTATTTAGACCTTTTGTTGATAAATGTAGACGACATTCCGGTAAATGTAGGCAAAAACCCACGTAAAATAACACTCATTGAATACAGTAATACACAAATGAAAGGAAATGAAATGAAATTAAATGAAATAGAAAGTAAAGCAGTAACTGCGTTACCATCATCACCCAAAAAAGAGAGTAAAAAACACAGTGAAGAGTTTGACTCTTTTTGGTCACTCTACCCCAAGAAAGTATCGAAGGGACAAGCAGAGAAAACATACGGGGCAATGATGAAGCGAGGGGTAGAGGCTGACTCTATACTCTCTTGCCTTCAAAACTATCTCGACGAGATCCGAAAGACGGGGAAGGAATACCAGTTCATTAAGAACCCGAGCACCTTTCTTAACAACCATCTCGACTACGAGAACCCGGTACCCGTCGCCGATCGTGGTGGTCCGCTTAGGGTTCACACACAGACGGCTATGCTTGATTTACAGGAGTAACGATGTCCGGTAAATGCGCACAACACGGAGAGTATGACCTCATCCCTGGACTTGAAGGCCGCATGGTTGACTTCGGCTGTCCTGTGTGTGCTGAGGATCGTATAGCCAAACACGACGCGAAGGCGCAAGAGGAGTACGACCGAAGCCGCATAGCAAAGCTCCGAGAGATGAACATAGAGCCCGCGTATTTTAACGTAACATTTGACAACTTCAAAACCGAGACTCCCGAGCTTGATAATAACAAGAGTAGGGTTCGTTCAATGGTTGACGGCCGAGTGGGTAAAATCATCATGACCGGCAAGAATGGAACGGGAAAGACTCACCTCGCAATAGCGGCTCTCAAGATACTGACCGGTCGTATCATGACCATGTATGAGATATCAACCACGATCCGAGCGTCATACACGCAACTGGCGAGCAAAACAGAATTAGCTATCGTGGACGAGCTTGCGCGCTATCCGCTCTTTGTCATCGACGAGATAGGGAGAACGAAGGGAGGAGAGTCGGAGGCGAATTGGTTATCGTACATCATAGACAAAAGGCACACACGCGGGCTTCCCTTGATCCTGATATCGAACAAGCACACGCGGAAGGATTGCACGGTAAAGAGCGCCCAGGGTGAGCAAGGGTGTCCCAACTGCCTGGAGAATTACGTTGGGGAGGACATTATGTCGAGGCTTTCGGAAGGTGGGGTATTACTCCGGTTCACCGGGGAAGACTACAGGAGGAAGAGATGAGCGAAGGTATTACGTCAGAACAGAAAAGCGGACTTAGGATCGCTCTTGATATACTCTCACAAGAGAAACGTTTTGAGCTTGAATGGGAGTGGATGAAAGAATCAGATACAGGTGAATATGTAGGCTATAAATCAGTGAAGGAAAAAATAATAGCAAGGCTAAAGGAGTAACCCCATGAACAAGGAACAGGAATACAAGTTTGAAAAGTGGTGGGGTCCCGCTATCACCGGAGAGGTACAGGCCAGGGAAGCGTGGGAAGCCTGCCTCACAGCCAACGGTATCAACACGGAGGAACCAGTGAATGACGAAACGACCGCCGCCCCCGAGTGGGTCATCGAGATGATGAGGACGGGGAAGGCGGTACGGTGTAGGGCGTGGGAAGATGGGGGTCTTATTTTTTTTAGGGTTATAGTCGGTTTTTGTTTTGACGTTGAGTATTCTTTTTATGACGATCATGGCAGTACATGGAAACACGCCGAACCCATTCCTGCATGGCATCCCAAAGACGGCGAGGCGGTGTTTTATCAATGTGACTCCATTGCACATATAGGCAAAATGGTTACAAAAGAGAGTGATGGTAACTATTCCATACGTATTGTGAATGGAGACATAGCTATTCGAGACCCTATGGCTGTGAAGCCTTTTGACGCCTCAAAGATCGGCCAGCCGTGGTCCGAGATATGACAAACCAGGGGAGAAAGGAGTATACTGAATCATGAGCATTGACATGGTAAACTTGAACATGCTTATCAAAGAGCGCAACGAATGGCGTACCGCATGGAACCAGTCAAAGGCGATGACCGAACGCCTAGGGGCTCATATCCTCGAGGTGTTGAAAGAGTCATTTCCGATAGGCTCGACCATCTTGAAGGGCGTGGAGAAGTACCAGGTCGGCGCTTACGATCGGGACATGCTTTTCTGCTACAAGGCTCAAGAGCCCATAGACAAGGATACCATGTTCGGGTTCAAGCCGGAAGAAGTGGAGCTTGTGCAATGAACCGTCGATACTCGTTCCTAACCCCCGAAGAGCGCGCCGCCCGTGAGGTAAGGGTACAGAACCTCAAGGCCGCATACGCGAACCCTGAGAAGTTGAAGACGGCGATCGACCACCTGTCAACGCACATGGCCGACATCATCGTCAAGGAAGTGCGGGACACGCACAGGGAGAAACAGGGCGGAACATACCGGGTTGAACGGGAAAGGAAGCGGGGGTAGAACCATGGACGGTGGCGGATGGAGTGATCTTGAATACGAACGAGAAAGGGAACGTCGCATAGCCCGTATAGACGCGGAATGCGAAGAAATAGCCTTTCTACGTAATAAGGTTCAGGTATTGAAAAACGCTATACGAAACCCATCGGCGCAAAGCAAACAAGCCGCGTTAGCCATATGGGACATGGAATACAGAGGGAAAAGGTAATGGCAAAGACTGACGGGAAGCACCCAGGCGGAAGGCCGACAGACTATGACCCCAAGATATGCGAAGGATTCGAGAAGCGCTTCGAGAAGGGACAGTCCATCCTTGAAGTAGCCGTGTCCCTTGGGGTGACGAGGCAAACACTGTACAACTGGGCCGAAGCTCACAAAGAGTTCTTTGACGCTTTAACGCGCGCGCGAGAAACCTGTCAATCATGGTGGGAGCTGCAGGGACGTGAGAACCTTTTCGACACCGAAGTGTATGACGCAGAGAATCACGTAACGACTAAAAACAAACTGAATGACCGACTGTGGATGAAAAACATGGCGAGCCGGTTCCGTGACGACTGGGCGGATAGGCAGGAGATAACCGGCCTCAATGGAGCCCCCCTCAATTTCGCCGTGTCGTTCGTGAAGCCGAGCAATGCCCGAAATAAAGATAAATAGCGTCTATCAGTGCCTATTCAATTCGGCCGGTGTCCTCCGCGATGACGTTCGATACTTCATCATCTACGGAGGGCGTCGATCGGGGAAATCGCACGACGTTGCACAGATCGTCAATATAACGGCCGGAAGTCAGCTGCGCCATTTTATACCCATAATCCGAAAGGTGGGGGCGACGGTTAAGGATACTGTATATGCCGAGTATGTCGATTTCTTTACGCGCAACAATATCCCCGTACGACGGAATGTTACTGACAGGGAGATAATACTACCGAACAAATCCCGTATACGTGGCTTCGGTTTAGACGATCCTGAGAAGATGAAATCCCTTATGGGTGCAACCATCATGCACCATGAGGAGGCAAACGAGGAAAGCGAAGACGACTTCGATTCTTTGGATGCAGGACTTTCCCCTACGGAATATCCGGGGCGCCATATACTTACCTTCAACCCTATTCCCCAAATCCCAGGATCGCTTCATTGGCTTCAACGCCGATTCCTGAATCGCGACATTCCGCTATCGAAAGTCCAGATCGTAGACACGCCGACCGGTAAAGCTTTGATACTCCGCACGTGGTACAAAGACAACGCCTTTTGCCCCGAGGCGACGAAGACGGTACTTGAGGGCTACAAGCACACAAACCCCGAGAAGTACAAACTATGGGCTCTCGGTGAGTTCACTACCCTTGAAGGATGCGTGTTCAAATACAACGAGGGACCGGGCAGCGGGTGGGATATCAAGAAGGAAGTGCCGCCTGAGATTGTCCACGATTCAATCGGCATCGGCCTGGACTTCGGCTTTTCCAACGATCCAAGCGCGGCCGTGCGCGTTTGGGTCCGCGAGCGTGAGATATGGGTGAAGCAGCTTGTCTACAAAACCGATCTCCACAATGACGCCCTATACGCAGAGATACGGGCCGCAGGGGTGGGGGAATACGAAAAGGTGACCGCTGACTCTGCGCGGCCGGATATCATATCCGACCTTTACCGGCTGGGGTTACTTGGGATCGAGGGAGTAAAGAAGCGTGCGAACTACAAAGAGGACGTGGCGACCCGGTTGCAAGGGTACAAGATACACGTCATCGAGGGCGACACGGACTTGATACGGGAGATATCCACATACTCATGGGCCAGGGATAAGAACGGGAAGCAACTACCCAAACTTCAAGATGGCGATGATCACGGGCTCGACGCCCTCATCATGCGTATGCACGAGTTCACGGGCGACGTTGACCCGTGGTCGATTGAAGTAGTTGGGTAATGTATTGTAAACCCATAGAAACGAGGTTATTATAACGACATGAGCAAGAAAGGACACGCCCGCGCGCGTATCGATAACTCGTTGACCGACTTGGTAGCGGCTATTCAGATTCAGGCGACGGGCGGTTCATCGCTTTCATCCTACGGCACCGTAGCCTATGCCAACAATTACGCCCTTATAACCCTGAACAGAATCATCCTCACCTACCTCTATTCCGGGAACGGCCTTTTCCAAACCGCCGTGCAGTTGCCCATACAAGACGGGCTCGCCAAGGGAATCAAGATCGAGTCCGGGGAAATGTCTCCCGATGACGCGGACCTCATCCTTGATTGGTTTGAAGAGCACGAGGTATGGGCCGCGATTCAAAACGCGAAGACGTGGGCCAGGCTCTACGGAGGCGGGGCGCTTGTCGTCAACTGTGACCAGGACCCCGAAAAGCCGTTGAACATGCGCCGGCTCAAGGGTGCCCCGATTGAGTTCTACGACGTGGACCGGTGGGAGCTTTCAATCACGGGATCCGG